TCCGTTACAGTAAGCAAGGACGGCGGAGAAGTTGTCGTTTCCAATCAGGAGAAATCAGAAAACAGAATATCCAGACTACTCCGCAATGGGAGAATAGTCTGGATAGATGCCGCGTTCAGCCTGCATCCGACAGCGCAGGACAGGGTGTCAGTACCCCTTGGCGATTCGAACAGACTTACTCCTACTGACAGTCAGTCTGCCTTGCTCGGTGTCAGTTCGCCTGAACATTCTGCCGGCAAAGATACGGAACAAAATTCGGATATGCAAGCGGAGGGCGGGGAAAACGTCTCCGCGCTTTCGCTCATCCCCAAGGACGCAAACGGCGAGCCTGTTTACACGGCGGCTGACGCATACACCGCATGGGACGCTCTTGTGGAGCAGTGCGGCGGCGACGCCGGCATGGCGCAGGGCGTTGCGGACAGCATGGTGAAGGACATGGAGACCGCCTTGAAAAAGGCGGAGAAGTCCGCCCCCACCCACGGCGTTACCGTTGCGGAGAAGATAGCCGCCGCCAAGGGACACAAGGCGGCAGTGGAGAAAGCCCGCACCGAGCTGGAAAAATGGCGTGCCATAGCCGGCGAGACTGCAAGCAGGGCGCGTGCCGCCGAAGAGGCGGAGAGGCGCAGGAAGAAGGAGCGGCTTGACGCGGCACGTGAGGAGCTGCGGCGCAACGGACGCTATGCCAAGGAGGATGCCGCGCTGGGGGACTACACAGACTTTGCGGACTATGCGATGCGCACCATAGCCACAGGCAAGTACAGGTTTCTGTGGGGCGACAGGGAGAGCGGCACGCAGGGTCTCGGCGCACACCTCGGCTTCACCGGCAGCCGCACGGAGCGCAACAAACGCATCTGGCTTCTTTCCAAGGACGGCTTCACGCCCGAGGAGGCGGCGGAGAGGATGCTTGCCGACTACTCGGCTGCGGCTGGTTTTGACAGCGTTGGGGACACCGGCGTTGACAGCATGGAGGCTTTGGACGTGATACTTGACGTTTTGCGCCGTTACACTTCGCCGCGTGCCATGATGGACGATGCGAAAGCCGCCCATGCGGAGAATGGCGAAAGCGCGGAGGAGCGCAGACAGGGGGAGGAGTACGAGCGCGGGCAGTTCATGGAGGCGTACCACATGACCCCGGAGGAATATTACGAATACGAAAACGAGTGGCTTCCGCGTTATATGGAAGAGGCGGCCCAAGTTCCGCAGGAGGTTATAGACAATATAAATGCAGAATATGCAGAAAAATACAGTGAGAATGGCAAAGACGATTACAACGGAGGAGAGGATGCGCGAGGCGTTCCGCCTGTGCAGGGAGAAAGGCTTGATAAGCCCGGAGGAGATGAAGGCGGCGGAGACACCGGCGGCGCGGCTGGTGCTGTCGGCGAAGGCGATGCTGCGGGCGGATTTGTACCGCAAGGCGCATCCGGAAGAGAAGTAAGGGCAGGTGAAGTTCCCCAACCTGTCGGCAAAGGCGCGTTCGGGGACATATACGACCAGTTCAGGGGTGATGCCAAGGCAGCATTCGATTTCCTGACGAAGCACAGGAGCGGGGACTTGCTGGGCGTATTCCACAGGGACGATACCGGCGACATAGATTTGGTGTGGGGCGATGAGAATAGCGGTCTCAGCCATATCTTGACGAAACACGTTGGCAAAGGCAAGGACTTCGGGACAGAACAGGCGGCATTCGACAAGATAGAAAGCATTTTGAAGAATGGCAAACTCATTCAGGACGGACGGTTGCGCTACGTGGTGTCGGAGGACGGCTACCGTGTGGCAATACGAAAAGATTACGATGGAGTAAAGAAGAACTGGATTGTTACTGCCGTAGATTATAACAGAAGCAAAGAGGAAAAAGAAATTACCACCAATCCCACGTCAGCCTCTCATGGTGCGAATGGGCCAGAGCTTGCTGCGCCCAATAATTCCAAGGGCAAAGTTACGGAAGAAAGCGCGGATTTGCAAGAAAACGGTGGAAAAGATGCCGGAGGCAAAGCGGAAATGCCGCTTTCCGAACAGATTGACGCGGCTTCGGCAGAGGTGAACACCGAACCCACAGAGGCACAGAAAGAGGCTGGCAACTACAAGAAAGGTCATGTGCAGGTAGGTATGTTCGACATTACCATTGAACAGCCCGAGGGCAGCATACGGCGCGGAACCGATGCCGACGGCAAGCAGTGGGAAAGCAAGATGCACAACACCTACGGCTATTTACGTGGCACGGAGGGCGTGGACGGAGACCATATAGACGTGTTCCTAAGCAACGACATAGACGGTTGGAACGGGCGCAAGGTGTTCGTCGTGGACCAGTACAACCCCGACGGCACGTTTGACGAGCATAAGGTGATGCTTGGCTTTAACGACATGGACGAGGCAAAGGGCGACTATCTCGCCAACTATGAGAAAGGTTGGGAAGATGGTCGCAGGATTGTCGTGTCCGCTACGAACCTCGAAGATTTCGAGAAGTGGATTGACAGCAGCCACCGCAAGACTAAGCCATTTGCGGAGTATGCAGGGGTGAAGAAAGAGACCGTGGCCAATACTCCTGCAAAGGAAGAGGCAGCAGCACCCACCGACAACGCAAACAATGCAGCCTACACCATCACTCCTGCCACCTATACTAATAAGAAAGGCAAGACGAGCGATGTGTCATTGCTTACTTTCAATGATAAACTGACAGCCGACCAAGAGCGAGCCGTCAAGGAATTTGCCAAGGAGCGACTTGGCGAGGGACGCTTTGCCCCTGCAAGAGGTTGGAAAGACCGCGAGAGTGGAGGCTGGATGTTCCGCAGCGAGGAGGACGCACGCAAGGCCGCAGAAATGGTGGGCAATGATGATGCCGTGGCAGACAACCAGCCATTGACAGCGCAGGAGCTTCGCGATGCAGTGGAGCCGAAGAAGCCAACGGCAAGCAAGAAGACCGCAGCCAAGAAACCTGCAAACCGTGTAGAGGTCGCAGATGTGGCAGAGCAGAAGCCTTCAGAGCCGACTAAAGCTGAGCAACCAAAGCAGGATGGTGAGAAGAAACTTGTCATTACTGATGAAATGAAGCATGATGAGGACATTCTTCGTGAATTGCTTGGTATTGGCGATGAAGAATTGGACGGAGGCATAAAGTTCCGCGACCCCGATGCGATGACCTCTCAACAGAGACGTTTTGTGTACAATGCAGGTGTGAACTACTCCCTTGGATATATTGACCAAGGATTTGTGAAATTCCCCGAATTTGCAAAGGCAATGGTCAGCCGTCTCGGCTATAAAATCAAGCCGTGGCTGAAATCGTTTTATGAGGGCGCAAAACGTATTCCTGGTTATGACCAAACGATGTTTACTCCTACAGAGGAGGTTGATGCCTTTGATGTGGAGAACTTCGATAAGCCAAACAAGGACGTGATGGCACAAGCCAACATGATAGTTGAAGAAGGCAAGGCACAAGTGGCCGCAGAAAAAGCAAACAATGAATTAAAGGCAACAAGAAATGAGCAACGAAAAGAAACCGAAAAGCAGACAGCAGCAGATACAGATGCTGTTGCAGCAGAAGCAGAGACTGTTGCAAGCGAAACAGAAAGTCTCGCAGAAACTTCAAGCGATGAGCAAGCCCTCAACGGAGCAGCCGAGCGAGTAGATGAAACCCTCGACAAGGTGAACGACCAGCTCGTCCTGCTTGGCTACTACGAGGTCGACCAAGTGGAAAAGGACTTCAACGAGGCATACGGCTATATGCGCAATGCCGAGAAGAAAGCCGTCAAGGACGCTGCCAACCTTGCAAGCCAACTGATAGACGACCTTGGACTTGACCGATACGAGGCCACTCACGGAGAGGCAGACAAGAAAGGAAAGCGCAAGACCAAGCCCCTTGCAGTGGCCAACATAGCCCCGGCAGGAGGCGATGTAACCATGCACTTGCCGTTGGCAGAGGGCAGAGAGTTGTATGTGAATATCCAACTTGAACCAGCTTTCGATAAGGGCGATACAGACAGAAGAGGTGATAATCTTGAAGTGACAGGTATCATGTGCCGTGTGGAGAACCCGAACGCAAGCGGTAACGACCGCTACGGACAGAATATGTGGTTTGCCGAAGATGTAACCTATGATGAACTGCTGAAGAATGTGCAGCGTGCCACCTACAAGTATATCCCCGAGCGAGGTAATGTCAAGGAGGGTGAATACAAGGTTGGCGACAAGGTGCAGTATTCTCCCGATGGCAATACATGGCATGATGCGGTAGTGGCACAGCCTAACGAGTTGGATGGCATACGCATAGACACAGGTCAAGCACCTGTCATGTGGGTAAATGCCCACCCCGACCAGTTGCGGCACAAGGCACAAACCGAGCCACAGAATGAGGACATTTTCCAAAAGGCGGAACGCATTGCCAAGGAAGCACGCGAGAGGAAAGCGGCCAAGGCTGCATCAGAGCCTACCACTACTCCAGCATCGACAGAGCAGCCGAAACCAGCGATGAAGAAAAAGGCATCGAAGAAGAAAGTTAAACCAGAGCAGCAGGTGGGCAATTTGTTTGCTGGGCTGTTCGATGAACCGAAAGAAGAAAATGGATTACAACGAAATGATGATGCGGTACGCACCGAAGCAGTGCCGACCGACAATCGTGGACAACAGCAAGGACTTCGAGGAGGCGAAAGCACAACTCGCAAAGCAGCTGCACAAGAAAGTGGAAGACCTGACGGAGGACGAGGAGGACAAAGCACTGGCGCAAATCGGGCTGAGTCCGCTGGACTTCATGGACTAACAGAGCCGAAGAACACGCGCAACAACCATTCGGAGCGTGGCGCAGACCATGCCCCGACCTCGGTAAACGGCAGAATAGAGGCCAACATCAAAGCCATTGAGTTGGCACATGAGTTACTTGAGAGCGGTGAGACAGCCACTCCCGAGCAGATGCGTGTGCTCAGACAATTCAGCGGTTGGGGCGGACTTGGAGCCGCTTTCAGTGATGGAGGCTACGACTGGAAACTGCGTGAGCGCAACAAGAAGATACGCGAGTTGCTGGGCGAGGAAGCCTACGAGCAAGCCGTGATGAGTGCCAACAGTGCCTACTACACCCCTGCCTACGTTGTTGATACCCTTTGGGATATTGCAGGACAACTTGGTTTCAAGGGAGGCAACATCTTGGAGGGTTCTGCAGGTATTGGCAACATTTTGGGACAGATGCCTACAACGGTAAGCGAGCGCAGTAACATTCACGCCATTGAGATAGACGGCACATCTGGCGGCATTCTCTCGTTGCTCTACCCCGATGCCAAAGTGGAGATACAAGGCTTTGAGCAGACACGCATACCAAACGGCAGCGTGGATTTGGCTATTACCAATGTGCCATTCGTTACTGGGTTGCGCGTGAACGACACCACAGGCGACAGCGACCTCTCCAAGAAGTTCCACAATATCCATGACTTCTGCATTGCCAAGAACGTGCGTAAACTGCGTGAGGGCGGTCTGGGTATCTTCATATCGTCAAACGGCACACTCGACAACAGCAAGGCATTGCGCGACTGGGTGGTGAACGAGGGAGGTTCGGACTTCATCGGAGCATTCCGCATGAACAACAAGACCTTTGGCGGCACGACCGTAACATCAGACATCATCGTAGTCCGTAAGCGCGTGAACGGTCAGAAGTCGGCACAAGCCATTGACGTGAGCAACATCAGCGGTGAGCGCACAGCCGAGTATGAGGAGCCGGGCGCACGCAAGGCCAAGCAGCTCTCCATGGACTATAACAAGTATTTCATCGAGCACCCCGACCACATGGCAGGAGAAATGCGCTTTGCCTTTGAGGAGGGCGACACGTTCAGACCCACAAGCAAGGGACTTTACCCGGTAAGCGGCAAAGACCAAGGCAAGATGCTGGCAGACTTTGTGAAATCGTTTACAGAGGAGACAGGCAGCAGCGTGGCAACCATGGAGAATGCTAAACCATCTTATGTGAGCGATGTCTCTGCTGACGGCAAAAAGCTTGGCGAGATGTACTTGAAAGACGGTAAGCTCGTCACCGCAGGATTTGGCGGTTACTATCCTCTTGAAGTAAACGACAAGAAGATAAAGGGACATACCAAGCAAGAGTGTTTTACTGCTTATGCTGCCATCAAGACCGCATTGGCGGACGTGATGAAATACCAGACCGAGAACGAGGGCGATGCAGGACTGCAACCATTGATTGACAAACTCAACAAGGCATACGATGCCTTTGTCAGCACCTACGGCCACTTCACCAAGAACAACCAGTTGGCATGGCTGCGCAATGACGTGGACTATCCCAACGTGTTCTCTCTGGAAGTGTACAAGGAGCAAGGAGACGGCAAGGGCGGTGTGGTCAAGACCTACGACAAGGCAGACGTGATGAAAGGCCGTGTCGTAGAAAAGGAAAGCGAGCCGCACCCCGAAAACGTCAAGGACGGAGTTGTGGTGAGCATGTTCAAGAACGGCCGCATAGATGTACCCTACATTGCAGGGCAACTCGGCATGAGCGAGGATGCTGTAAAGCATGAAATCATCGAAAGCGGACTCGGTTTTGAAGACCCTGCCACACGGCAGATGGAAGTGTCGTACAAGTATCTGAGCGGCAATGTGCGCGAGAAACTGAAACAGGCAGAGGCCAACAACGAGAATGGTGAATACACGGGGAACATCAAGGCATTGCAGGAAGTAGTGCCTATGAATATCCCTGCCCACTTGATAGACTTCACCCTCGGCTCGTCATGGCTCGACCCCAAACTCTATGACGAGTATGTGAAAGACCGTACCGACATAGACGTGCATTTCACGGCAGCAGGTGGCACATGGTTCATGAAAGCCCCCACCTATGGAACGAACGTGGAGAAGAACCGTGCTATGGGCATCGTGAGCGAGATGCTGAAGAAAACCATCATGGGGCATGAACTCATCGGAGCCGCCATTCAAAACAAGAGCGTCATCGTATCACGCACGGAGAAACACTATGACGGCACAACGGAAACCATCACCGACCGCGAGGCCACGTCAGCATGTGCAGCCAAGATAGACGAGATACGGCAGGACTTCAAGGACTGGATGCGCCAGAAGATGCAGAGCGATGCGGACTTGTCGGCACGCATGGAGACGGAGTATAACGACCGTTTCAACAACTATGTGCCTATGAGCATACCCGATGACTTCGTACCCGAATACTTCGGAGGTGCGACCCACAAGTTCAAGATGCGTCCCCACCAAGGCAAGGCCATTGTGCGCGGCACGATGCAGCCGTTGTTGCTCGCCCACGAGGTAGGTACAGGCAAGACGTTCACCCTTATCTCCACAGCAATGGAGATGCGCAGACTCGGCACTGCACGCAAGCCTATGATTGTGGTGCAGAACGCCACCGTAGGCCAGTTTGCAGCCTCGGCCAAGGAACTCTACCCCAATGCCAAGATACTCACGCTTGAGGACAATGACCGCAACGCAGAGGGCAGAAAGAATTTCTACGCCAAAATCAAGTACAACGATTGGGACATGATTGTCGTGCCGCAGAGCACCTTTGAGTTTATCCCCGACAGCGATGAGCGTCAGATGCAGTTTGTGCAGGATAAGATAGACGAGAAGATGCTTGTGCTTGAACAGATGCGACAGGCCGACACCAGCGGCAGAGACCCGATAACAAGACGAGCCGAAAAAGAGTTGGCCGACCTACAAGCGGAAATGGCCGCATTGTCGGACGGCATATCCAAGAAACGCTCTGCCAACAACGAGAAGAAGAAAGCCGTTGCCAAGCAGAACGCAGCCGTCAAGGCGCAAGAAATGCTTGACCGCCGCACAGACGATGTGGAGGACTTTGACGACATGGGCATTGATGCCCTGCTCATTGACGAGGCGCACGAGTACAAGCACCTCGGCTTTACCACAGCCATGCAGCGCGGAGTGAAAGGCGTTGACCCTTCATACAGCAAGAAGTCGCAGGGCGTGTACCTAAAGACGCAAGCCGTGTTGGAGAAGAATAACGGACGTAACGTCATCTTCGCCACAGGTACACCTATCAGCAATACAGCCGCAGAGATATGGACATTCATGCGCTACCTCATGCCCAAGGACACCATGAAGGAATACGGCATTTACTACTTTGACGACTTCGTGCGCAACTTCGGCAACATACAGCAGATGCCAGAGTTCAACACCAGCGGCAAGTTCAAGGAAGTAAACCGCTTTGCAGGATATGTGAACCTGCCCGAACTTGTGCGTATATGGTCGGGCGTGGCCGACACCGTACTCATCAAAGACCAAACCGAATTGGTGAAGAAGATACCCGAAATTGAGGGCGGAAAGGCACAGGATATCTACCTGCCACAGACACGCGCCCTGCGCAGCGTGATGAAGTATGTGCGAGCCGAACTTGACCGCTTTGACCAGATGAGCGGCAAGGAGAAGAAAGAGAACAGCAGTATACCGCTCACCATGTACGGCATTGCCCAAGGAGCCGCAGTAGATGCCCGACTTGTGGAGATGGATGCAGAGGATGATCCAAGGAGCAAGACCAACGAGGCCGTGCGCCAAACCCTGCGCTCGTTGAAAGAGACGGACGACTACAAGGGAACGGTGGCCATCTTTGCCGACCACTACCAAAACAAGCGCAGCGGTTTCAACCTGTATGAGGACATCAAGCAGAAACTCATAGCGCAAGGTGTTCCCGAAAGCGAGGTTGTCGTGATGAAACCCGGTATGACCATCAAGAAGAAGTTGGAAATCTTCGACAAGGTGAACCGTGGCGAAGTACGTGTTGTACTCGGCAGTACAGCCACCCTTGGCACAGGCGTGAACATACAGGAGCGTCTGCACACCCTTATCCACCTCGATGCGCCCAACCGACCGATGGACTACACACAGCGCAATGGCCGTATCTTGCGACAGGGCAACCTGCACAAGCAATGGGGCAAGCCAGTACGTGTGCTCCGTTTCGGTGTGGAGGACAGCCTTGACGTAACAGCCTATCAGCGACTGAAAACCAAGGGAGCGATTGCCAACAGCGTGATGGAGGGCGACCGACTGATGCAGGACAGCATGAACAACCGCGTGCTTGAAGAGGAAGAAGATGTGTTCGGTGACACCGTGGCGCAGCTTTCGGGCAGCGAGTACGCCCTGCTGAAGAACAATGCGGAGAAGAACGTGCGCAAGTACGAGAGCCGCAGGAAGCAGTGGGAGGCCGACCAAACCTATATCCACAATGCCAAGCCCAAGTTGGAGGGACAGATAAAGGCAGCGGAAAAGCGAGCAGAGGAAGCCAACGCCCACCTGCTTGCCGTGCAAAAGGCATTTCCCGATGGCAAGTTCACGGAGATAACCGTAGGCAAACAGAAGTTTGGTTCTGTTGACGCCATGGCCGACTTCATCAAGGAACACAACAAGAAAATCCTCGATGCGGTAAAGGCAATGAAAGAACACCCAAGCAATGCGGCACAGACCAACACCCTCACATTGTCGTTGGGTGGCTATGACTTCGTTGTAAAGACCGATATGTCGCGTGAGACGCAGAACATTGGCGGTTCGCTCTTTGCAGAGATACACCGCAAAATGACCTACTCATGCCCCGAACTCGGGCTGACCGACATACCTGTCAAGCAGTCGCTCTTGCGCAATGCCGTTGAGGACATCACCGAGAACGTCATTACAGGCAAGGACTTCGCAGAGCGGTTCGACATAGCCACGCGCATGGTGAAACACGGCAAGTCAGAGTTGGAGCAACTGAAACAGCGTGAGGGCAAACCTTTTGAGTTCGGCAAGGAACTTGAAGAGGCAAAGCGTCAGTTTGAGGAATACTCCGAGGCCATGAAAGTGGAAATGGCAGAAAAGGAGAAGAAGTATGCCGAAATGGACGCAAGCGTGGAGGCTGCAACCGATGTTGCCGTTGATGTGGAGGATGATACGCCCGGGGGTGATGCCAAGTTCCGCTCTATGGAAATGGATGTAACGGATGTGGCGGATGAGGAAAGGGATGCCATGACCGCGAGGGTGAACGAACTGGCGGAGCGTCTGCACACGCCTGTGCGCATTATCCGCACGGACGAGGAAGTGGCGGCATTGCCGAGTACACGCCAGCGCAGAATGAAAGGCAGCTTTAACCCGATGACGGGAGAGGTTACCATTGTTGTGCCCAACAACGCGAACATGGCAGATGTGGAGAACACATTCCTGCATGAGGTTGTCGGGCATGACGGATTGCGTGTGCTGTTCCCCGAAGAGGAGAAGCTGAACAACGCCCTTGACGAGCTTTACCGCGTGTCGAAAGACGGCATACAGGACACCATTGACCGCATGGCGCGGAAGATGTACGATGCCGAGGTTGACAGGCTGATGAGGAGTAAGCGCAGGGAGCATGAGGCAAGTGGCGGGAATGCAGACGCGCATTATTTCACTGACTTGGCGGAGGCCCATGTGGAGGCAGACAGGAAGCGCGGGAAATTCAAGCGTGATGCAACAGAGGAATATGGTGCCGACCTTGCAGGACGCATCGGTGAGAAAGGCTTTGAGAAGATGAGTGCCGAGGAGCTGACGTTCTGGGGGCGGCTGAAAGCCGTGCTTCAGAACGCGCTAAGGAAGCTGGCGGAGGGTCTTGGCATTCCGGGCGTGAGGAAGTGGGGCGACAACGAATGGGCGTTTGTGCTTCACGAGGCTTACAAGCGCAAGAGGAACGGCGGGAAGCCAAGCGTGGCTGATGCAGCCGACACCGTGGCGGCGCGTGAAAGCTCGGGCTTTGACGGCGAGCTGTACCGCGTGGGCGATGTGAAGACGTTCCGCGACGGCAGGGGCATAGAGTTCAGGCGCAAGCCCACGGCGACATTCAACGCCCTGCTGGCGCACTTGGAGAAGGAGGGCGTTAAGACGGAGAGGCACAAGGCACGCACAGGGAGCGAGTACGCCTCGTTCAGCCGCTACGGCGTGATGTATGAGGTCAGGAACGCCGACCACACGAAAGCGAAAAGTGCGGACAGGCGTGCGGAAGAAAGCGGCGTTGAGGTTACGGACTGGGACGGCATGATACGGCACATAGACATGGACCTTGTACAGGCGCGGATGAACGCCGCCGACGTTTACGCCCTCATGGACGAGGCGGAGCGTTTCAACAGTGAGGATGAGGCAGTGCGCCGTGCGGCGACAGAAGACGGCGTGGGGAGCGCGGAGTTCCGCGACGCCTACCCCACCCTTTGGCGCGTAATGGGGCTGAAGTCCCCGGAGGAGGCAAGGATGGAACATCTGCGCAAAAAGTACGCAGATGAATATTACACGGCTCGGGGAAAGGAGTTGGACAAGCTGTATCCGTTCACGGCAAGCAACGGCGTAACGATAGGAAGAGGTCGTAAGTTCCGTGTTCCGAAAAGTATTGTATATGGCAAAGGGGATGCAAGGCGTGCGGCAGAAGAGGAATTTGACAAGGCATATAAAAAAGTGTACGATGAATTCATTCCGCTCGACGATTTCGTGAGACAGCGGGAGCAGGAGGTAAACCTTGAGGAGGTGAACAGGCGGTTCAACGAGCAGCTCCAGCTCTATCGGAATGGAGAGATGGACAAGAATGAAATGTTGCGCCTTGGCAGACCGCAAGGTGTAATGCGTGCATTCCTGCCCAACCTGCCCATAGTAATGCGACAGCGCATTCTCACCAAAGGCAGCGTGAGAAAACACAATGTTTCAGTTGAAGCACTTGCAAATATGCCAACGCACTTGGCGCATCCGATTTTCGTATTCAAGCGTAGTGATAATGCGCTCGGCGTATTGACAGAAATGCAAGACCGCGACGGCAAGAATATATGTGTTGCCATTGAGTTGAACCGGCAAATACAGAATGGCGGTGAAATTCTTGAAGTTAATGATATACGTTCGGTTCATGGTCGCAATGTCTCGGACATTGTTTATCCTATTGTTCAGAATGGAACGCTTGAATGGGCAGACAAAGAAAAAGGCCTCGCTTATCTCTCCTCAGCGTCCCGGTATGTTCAGCAGGAAATAGACAAGCAAGACCTTGATACCGCTGCAAAGGTAGTTGAAAACTTTGAAAATCCAAAGGTTTCTGACGAAAAAGCTTCTGATGAGGATTTGATGTTCCGGGACGGCGACAATGCGGAGTACAACAAGGTCCTTGCCCGCGACATATACGAGCGGCGCGTTTCGAGAGGGCTGTTCCAGACGCAGGAGGCGTTGCAGGACAGCATGCTGGGACTGAAGGAGGCCATGGACGCTATACTGAAAGCCGAGGGCAAGGGCAGGGTTTACATTGAGGACGTTGCCGGCTTTGAGAACGCCTACTTGGGAGAGAACAGGCTGTCGTCCGTGAACCAAGCCGAATGCTCCGAGTTCGGTCAGCGGCTGTTCAAGCCGCTGCTGAAGGAGGCGGCACGGCTCGCCAAGACGGCGGAGGAGCGTGCGGAGCTTACGGACTACATGATGGCCAAGCACGGACTGGAGCGCAATGAGGTGATGGCACGCAGGGACGCACGGAAAAAGGCAAGGGAGGAACTTGCAAAGGAGCTTGCCAAGGCGGAGAAGTCGGCGGACAAGAATGCCGTTGCAGACGTTAAGCAGCGGATGAAAGACCGCGAGAACGAGCTTTACAAGGAGAACCGCAAGCGGGACTATGCCGGGCTTACCGCCCTTACCGGGATGCCGTACGTTGGGGATGCGGAGGACGAGGCGCGGCGCATGGTGGCGGACTACGAGAGGGAGCATGCCGTGAAGACCCTTTGGGACAGAGTGAACGCCGTGAACGCGGCGACCCTGCTGAAATCGTACGAGAGCGGCATGATAAGCCGGGAAACTTACGACGACATACGCGGAATGTACAAAAACTACATCCCCCTGCGCGGCTTTGACGAGAAGACCGCCGAGGATGCCTACGCCTACGTGTCGTCAGAGGGCAGGGGCGGTTTCAACGCTCCGATAAGGACGGCGAAGGGGCGCAAGAGCAAGGCTGATGACCCGTTCGCCAACATGGAGGCAATGGCGGAGAGCGCGATAATGCAGGGCAACCGCAACGTGCTTGTCAAGCAGCGGTTCATGAACTTCGCGGTGAACCACCCGAGCGACCTTGTGAGCATAAGCGACCTGTGGCTGTGGAAGAACGACGCGACCGGCGAATGGCAGCCGCTTAACGCCGGCGGGATAAGGGGGACGGAGGCCATAGGGGAGGACGACACCCCCGCCGAGGTGGCACGCAAGATGCGGGACTTTGAGGCGGCAGTGGAACAGGCGGCGAAGGATGACCCGGAACACTTCAGGAGGCAGAAGGAGAACCCGGCAGTCCCCTACAGGGTCGTGGAGAGCCGCGACCTGAGGCAGCACCAAGTGATAGTGAGGCGCAACGGCAGGGACTACGTGCTTACCATCAACGGCAACCCGAGGGCGGCACAGGCTTTGAACGGACTGACCAACCCAGACAATGACATATCGGGAGCTATCGGTAAAATCATGCGGTTTGGCGAGAAAGTAAACCGTGAACTGTCGGCGTTCTACACCACCCGAAACCCGGACTTCGTGGTGTCGAACTTCCTGCGCGACATGATGTACGCCAATACAATGGTGTGGGTGAAGGAGACCCCGAACTACGCCGTGCGCTTCCACATGAACGTGCTGAAGCTGAACCCTGCCAAGATGAAGCTGCTACTCGCCAAGTTCCGCAAAGGCACGCTCAACGACAAGGACGAGACGGAGAGGATGTTCAGGCAGTTCATGATGAACGGCGGCGAGACAGGGTATTCCAGCGTCAAGGACATAGACAGGCGCAAGAACGACATAAGGAGGGAGCTGAAGAAGTACAACGGGAAGATACCGTTGCAGGGCGCATACACGCTGCTCGGCGAACGCCTTGACGAGTACAACCGCGCCGTCGAGAACTGCGCCCGCTTCGCCGCGTTCATGACCTCGCGTCAGATGATGCGCTCCATAGACAGGAGCGTGTATGACGCAAAGGAGATAAGCGTGAACTTCAACAAGAAGGGTAGCGGCGCGAAGTTCATCGACGCCAAGGGGCAGACGAGGCTTGGCAGGATTGCGGCGGGCTTGTCGGGCGCGGGTCGTTCCCTTTACGTGTTCTTCAACGCCGCGATACAGGGTACGGCGAACTATGCGCGGCAGTTCAGGAGACACCCGGTGAAAGCCCTGACAGGGGCTGCTGTGATGTACCTGCTCGGAACGCTCATGGCCCACATCGGCGGAAGCGGGGATGATGATGACGAGAAAGGGAACTCATACTGGGACTTGCCGGAGTGGACGAGGAGGAGCAACATAATGTTCCGCGCCGGCGGGCAGTGGGTTTGCATCCCACTGCCTGTGGAGTACCGCGTGTTCTACGGCATGGGCGAGCTGGCGGTGAGCGCGATAGAGGGGCGCGAGCAGCTTACACCCGGGGAGCTGGCAAGCGCCGTGGCGGCGCAGCTTAGCCAGGCGTTGCCGATAGACCTGCTTGAGGGCGGGGGCGGACTTTCCAACCTTATGCCGTCCATAGTGAAGCCCGGCGTGGAGGCATACACGAACACCTCGTGGACGGGTCTGCCGATATACAGAAAAAACGACTTCAACAAGAACGACCCCGAATGGACGAAAGCGTACAGGAACACGAATAAGTATCTTGTCGCCGTGGCGGAGAAGCTGAACGAGGCAACCGGCGGGGACAAGTACACCAAGGGCGCGGTAAACATCAACCCGGCGCAGGTGGAGTACCTGCTTAACGGCTACTTCGGCGGCGTGAGCGGCACGGTGGACAAGCTCGTGAAGAGCGCGGAGACCCTTGCAGGGCAGAGGGAGTATGACCCGAGGAGCTTCCTGCTGCTCAACAGGATTGTGAAGAAAGGGGACGAACGGACGACGCAGCGTGCCGTGAACAACGAGTATGCGCGTCTGGAGGACAAGTTCGACGCACTTGGAAAGCGTCTGCGCGGCTACAGGCATGACACCACTTACGGCATTTTCGATTTCGCGGAAAAGGCGAACTTCATCTACAACTCGCCGGAGTATATGGAGATGATGGAGTTCAACGCGTGCAAGAAGACTGTTGACAAGTGCCGGACGCTGATTAAGAACTCCGCAAGCCCGGAGGATGCGAAGGGGTACGAGGAGAAGATAAACGGAATGAAGCGCGACATCGTGGAGAGGCTCGGAAAGACCAAGCGCCCCGCAGCAAGAGCCGGGGCTTATATCGGGGCAGGGGCGTTTTACAAAGCCTTCACGGAGGCTAAGATGAAGGAAGCCGAGTAACGCGCAAGGAAAACGCAAGTAAAACGCAAGCAAAAGGGAGGCAGACGGAAGGGAAAACGTCTGCCTTCTTTTTTGCGTCCCACGGATGAATGCGGAACTTTGCAACAAGCCCGACAATGGGCGAAACGTCTAAAATAAGTGATTATGGACATGGAGAACGGACACAAGGAGATTGTGGAGAAGAAGGTCTATGAGGAAGGCAAGAAGGAGTACGCGAGCAACGGCAAAGGCAACGCGGCCCTCACACTCGGCATCATAGGCACAGCCCTCGGCGCGGGTGCGCTCTGGGGCAGGGGCAACGGCATCTTGGGCATTGGCGGAGGCGGCAACGCGCCGGAGAACGTCAACATACAGGTTGCGCGTGAGGCAATGGCATCGGGTGCGGGCGCACCGACCGCATTCCAGGCGTGGGAGCATGGCTGCGAGGAGGCTCTTGCGCTCACCAACACCATTTGGGGCTTGAAGGTGAACACGCAGGGACAGCTCGGCAAGATGCGCGAGCAGGACATCGCGGAGAAGTTCAGCCTGTACAAGGGCATGACGGAGGCGGCTTTCGGACTGTACAAGAGCCAGATTGACGCTGACTTCAGCCTTTACAAGAACCAGCGCGATATGTATGACGCGCTTGACGGCAAGTATGCGGCGAAGTTTGCGGAACTTGACAAGAAGGTTGCCGTAATGGAGGCTGTGCGCCCCTATCAGGACAGGCTGCTCATGGACTACACCGACAAAAAGACCTGCCGCTGCATCTACGGCGAGCTTGTATTGCCAAGCACGCCGACCGTAACAGGGTATCAGGGCGCAAACCCTTTCGGCTGCAACTGCGCAAGGCAGGCGGCGGCACAGACGGCGTAAGGCGCAAGGCTGCACGCAGGAGGCGCGTAAATTAGTTGGTGGGGGGCTGCCCCTCGCGGGGCTGTCTCCCGCCTTTTTCACCACATCAACTAAAAAGGGAAACATGGACATGAATTTTGACCCTGTGCTGCAGCAGGGACAGGGCGGCGGCATGACAGCGATAGCACAGGAGCGGGAAAGGCTGGCGCGGCAAATGGAGGAGCTGCGCCGGAATTGGAAGCAGCCGCAGCCGGAGAACGGCACGCCAATATGGGACGAGATAGACAGGATAACGCAGGGGCTGACTTCGGGCGAGTTCCGCTGCCTGTCGGATAACGCGGAGTTTCAGGAGAGCAACGCTTTGGTTACTTCGCTGTTGCAAAGGGAGTACATGAGGATGATGCGTCCGCTTGTGGAGGGGACGCGGGACGGCAAGGAAGCGTTGGAGAAGCACCTTACGCTCTTGAAACGGCTCGTCAAGAGCGCTAAGGATGATGCGGAGCGCAAGAGCGCGATGATGAGCGACTATATGGAAAACCATGCCGACATGACATTCAACGACTACATCAAGATGATGAAGAAAGGAGGGAAGAAATGAACATAGACGAAATAAAGGAGAGGATATGCGGCGCGTTCACCTCGTGGGCGGAGCGCAAGATTGAGGTGCTGGTGGAGGGCAACCCACACCTTGCATTGGTGTCCCCCTATCTTAAGAGGGGCGTGCGGAACTGGGTGGCGAAAGAGCGTGAGCGGATTTCCGCCGTCATAGACAACGCCGCCATGTTCATAGCGGACGAGAACGGCGAGGTGAACGCCAAGACGCTTACGGACGATATGCTGACGATGTTCCGCGACATGCCGGAGACGGAGTTCGGGGAAGGCGTGCTTAAAGGCATTGTAGGCAAGGGCAGGATAAGGCTGGAGCTTCCTGACGGTATTATAGGCACTCTGCTTTTCGGGGGCGGATGCGCCATATCCGTAACGGCGGACGACCTTGCCGAACTTAGGGACTGCATACTTGTGTAAAAAGATAAACGCCCCGGAATTATGAAACCGTCTATATTTGTCCCATTAAAATTATCCGTAATGAAATGGGACAAGGACACCAAGGAGAAGATACAGTACGCCTCGGCGGTGCTGATGCTCGTGTCGGGGACGGTGATGGGTTTTCTCGCCCTCGGCATGAACGGCTGGCACACGATACCTGACAGCGTGCTGTGGTTCGTGGCGCAGTGCTTTGTCTATGCCGGGTCGATATTCGGCGTGGCAATGGTGATAAACTACAAGTTTGACAGGCTGCGCGACATGGTGTGCAGCGGTGCGTTAAATAAATTACATCATGGGAAAGATAAGGAGGTTTCTTCAGAGGGCGGACAGCCTTATAGGCAGAATCCCGCTTGACTTCACGCTGCACTTCATCGTGAGCGCGGCAATTGTCTGGGTTTTCACCGTGCTGTTCGCCCTGTGCGGGTGCAGCATGATGCAAGCCATTGCCGGCAGCTTGCTTACAGCAATGTTTTTCGGCATTGTAAAGGAGACAGTCATAGCCATCGTGATTAAGGGAGGCGTTGCCGATGACAGGGACATAGCCGCAGACGCTTGCGGGGCGGTGTCCGGGGCATTGCTGATAATGACAGGCGCGTTATTCTGGTGACAATGGCTAAGTACAGGGCAAGCAACACCCTTGTCGCCGCGATAAAGGGCTTTGAGGGGTACACATCCACACCGTACAAGTGTGCCGGCGGGAAATGGACGATAGGCTACGGACACACCCGTGGCATAACCGCCCGGATGCGCGTTACCCCAGAGGAGGCACACAGGCTGCTTATGCAGGACTTGCGCGGCGTTGAGGAAAAGGTGAACGCCTTGGGGGTGTGCAGGACGCAGGGGCAGTTTGACGCGCTGTGCGATTTCGCGTTCAATCTCGGCAGCGGCGCGTTGGAGGGCAGCACCCTGTTGTTCCTGATACGCCGCAACGCGAAAGAGCCTCTGATAAGGGGGCAGTTCGCACGTTGGGTGAGAGCCGGCGGAAAGATTTGCGCCGGTCTTGTGAAACGCCGCGCATGGGAGGCGGACAGATATTTTGAGGAATGAGCGGAAAGGCTTTAATCATAGCGTTTTTAGCTGGCTGTCTTGTCGGCTTGCTTGTAAGCTGGATATACGGCTGCACGGACTATGGCAGAAATGACGGCAATCCTGTCCGGGACACAGTGAGGGCGGTATATGTTGATACGGTGAGATTTGACAAGCCTGTGGCGCGGGACAGCGTTGTCTTGCAATACGTTAAAGTGCGCGTTCCGCGTGCAGGGGGCGGCAAAGACACGTTGTTACAGTCTGATAACAACGAAGATAAGGAAAACTTTGCTCACCGCATAAATGAGGCGAGCAAAACCACCGACAGCGCGGAAGCGGTGATACCAATCACGCAGAAGCGATACTCCGACCCAACTTATACGGCGTGGGTGAGCGGCTTTCGCCCCGCGCTTGACAGCATACACGTTCACCCCCGCCGGGAGGTGGTTACGGTAACGCAAACCTTGCGCGGCAAGCCTAAGCGTTGGGGCGTGGGAATACACGCGGGATATGGCATGACACCTCGCGGCTTGCAGCCGTACATAGGGGTGGGGCTGAATTATAATATATTGGATTTCTGATGATACCATTAATGCTTACTGTAAGCAAACGTGCGGTTATGGAGGAGGTTATGAAAACCTCCGAATATGCCGGTGCAAAGACTGTTGGGGATGAAGGCGCATACGTCCGCATAATGGCGGCGGACGAGGACGCGGAAATGCTCGAGCGTTTCTGGTCGGAGGCTTGCGACAGCGTTACCGACACCGCAAAGGGGAATATGGGGATTGTTGCGGCGCAAGCCGCAGGAGGATGCCCCGACCCCGACAATGACTACGTGCTGAAACTGATGATGCCGGAGGAGTTCAACAGTGCGTTGGAGGGCAGCATGGGGACGTTGCTTTTCAATTATATGGTGCAGTCGGTAACGGCAAAATGGTTTGCGCTTGCCGGCGCACCTTTGGCGGAGGTAACGGACAAGGCAGCCGCCGCGACATTGGGCGCGTTCGTGCGGATGCTGCATGAGCGGATGCCGCCCCGCCGTATAAAACCGATATAGGATGGGAAAGGAAAAAATAACCATAACGCTGTATGTGTCGGAAATCGTTTACGAGATAAAGAACAGGACGCACATAACGGGCAGGATGTACAGGGAGGCGGATGCGACAGCCGCCGCAAACAAGCAGGTAACCGACGAGGAGACCTGCAAGAACCAGATTATGCGTTCGATAGGGGACGCTTGCGGGACATTGCGGCACGCCCTGTCGGAATACATGACGGACGGTGCGGCGGAAGCGGACAACATACAGACTGACAGTGGAAACAAGACGCTGAATTTCGTTTTGTCCATGCCGGCGAATTTCAACAAGGCACTGACTGAAAGCATATCAGCCGGAATGCACCGGTATATTGTGGACGAGGCGATGAGCCTTTGGTTCGGGATGACAGGCAAGGAGGATGCCGCACAGTACGCCACATACGCCGCTGCGGATTTGGAGGCGTTGAAACTGGCTGTAAACGAGAGAGTGCGCCCGCAACGCCCAAAATAAAAAGGAGAGGAAATGAGTTGTTGCGGAAATACGGAAAAAAGGAAAACGGTAACTCTTGTGCAGTCGCGCAAGAACCTGCTTTATGACATATCTAACTATGCCTTTGTGGAGGGCGACATAATAGGCGGCACGGCCGCACACGCCGCCCATCAGGTAAAGGACATCGCGGAGGACGGCAACATAGACCGCGTAACGCGGGTGCTGAACCTTGCCCATGCGGAGACTGTGGAAATGCTGTACCCATATACAAAGGAAATGCTGTCTGAAGAAGGCGCGGAATATTCCGATGCCATGTCAGAGCCGGCGGAGTACAGGGTGAGGATGTTGTTGCCGGAAGGGTTTTCGGCAACAACGGTGCGCCTGTTGCAGGAGCTTGTGCATGAGTATATGGTATGCAGGGCGTTGCAGGACTGGCTCGGGATGACATACCCGGACAGTGCGCCCGTATGGGCGGGCAAGGTGGATTATGTTCTTGGGAAAATAAGGGCTTCACTTGTGTCGCGCATGGGACATATAAGAAGAAAAATGAAGCCGTTTTAGGTTGTACTGTTGTTTGAAAGGAAATGGGCGGGAGTGCAGAAGCACCTCCCGCCCATTTCGCAAAAAAGACATGAAGAAAGCTATCTCGGCTGGTCCTGCAATCTTGGGGTGAACTGCACTGTGAAGCCGTAAAGGCTTTCTCCCTCCCCGAGGTCGCAGCGAATGGCAAGCTTGAAGTATTTGTACGGAGTGCCGCGAAAACCGCGCATATAAATATTGCCGGAACTCCATACAGGCATCCAGTCAATCAGGTCGTTCGAGGCGTACAGGATTTGTGATACGTGGTTTCTCCGCAGCTTCCCCCTCTGTATAATTGTGTCAACAGTCTTGAACACGTCATGCTGTCCGAGCTTGAACGGGCGCGTAACCAGAACCCCCTTGTAGCCGTTGAGGTAATCCGGGAGCGACAGGTTGAGTATGTTGCCGTCCTTGTCCTGTGCGACTGCATCGGGATAGGTGTTTGCGGACGCGGTTATGACGGAGGGCATGACACCCCAGCGTCTGCCTTTTATGAAGTAAACGTAGGCGTAGGAATAGAGCGGCGTGCCATCGGACGCTTTCGCCGGATTGTAAACGATGATGCGCTTTCCGGAATAGTCGTACATGAGCATAGCCCCGGAAAGGAACGTGCGGAACGGCACGGAGGGGATGTCGCTTTCCTTCACGCCCTGTTTCAACAGGACATCTTTCAGTTTGGGGAGCGACAGCGGTGAAGGTGCGTATGTAGTGTCAAGGGTGTCGGACAGGCAGTCGGTTGTGTTGCCGTGGAGCATCATAAGCCCCTGCTCTGTGGTAAACACCACGGAATGGTCTATCTGCGTTATCGAGCCGGGATTGTTGCACACGTCCCTTGACACGGGGCGCACCGTAACGTACACCCCCTGCTCGTTCGGGCGCAGCGACCACACACCCTCGGAAGTGAGGGCGTACATTGGGTATTCGCCGAACTGCCCCTGCGACAAAGCCTCCACTGCTGGTACAATGCCGAGCAGTGTGCCGCTGCCGACGCTAATGGTGTTTGTGGCGGAGAACTTGAACGGATTGTTGACATCGGCGACATAGACGGTATTGGCCTGTTTTATGGTCCTGTCGTCTGATACGGAAGGAACGTCCTCCGTATTTTCCTTTTTTGCGTAATTGGAAAAGCCTTCAAGCGCAGCCGTCCCGAACAAATAGTTGTGCGCTTCCATGTCGGCTTTGAGAACGGCTTGCATCTTAATGCCCGTATCGCCTACATTACGGTATATCCCCACCGCCTTGCATTGCAAAGTAGGATAGAATATGTACGACGGCAGACGGCGGTCTGCGTATCGTATGGGGTTTTCGGTCAAAGGGTCTTGTGAACAATAGTTCAGTTCGCCCATGTTGCCGATAAAGCCAATCCCTGTGTATTCGCCCACATTGTAGTCGTTTCCCGCCATTACAGTCTTGCCTCCGCTCTCGATTTTGTAGCGCATGGAAAGCCCCTTGAAACCGGTCAGCTTCACGAAAACATATGTAAGCCAATAATCTCCCGCCAGTCTTTTGTCGGAATCGTTGTGGTACATACGCACGTCTCTGAAACACGTCTGGCGCGGGAACATTGAGAAAGGGGAAAAGCCTTCGTAAGCATACCTCGTTACGTTAGCCATGTGCAAGCGACCATTGTAACTTCGCAGCACCTTGGGGTATTTCCTCTCGTGTGAAAGGAAGTCATCGGGCAGCCTCTCGTGCGCCACGAGATTTCCAAGATAATGTGGGTCAAGCTCATCAAAAGCCCCCGAATAGTTCATTTTGTCGATTTCAAGATTTCCGAGTTTGTAAAACCCGGCCGTGTCCTTTATTTTTTTCGCAGCCTCATTCTCTTCAAACTTAGGCAGGCGCACCCTGTATATCGACTTGCTGCTGATAGTGTAGTTTTCGTCCGTCTTGTAACCAAAGAGGTATTGCGCAATGCCCAAGAGCGACAATTTCAAAAGCTCGTTCACGTCCCACCACTGATATGCGTCCTTCTTGTTGTTTGGGTTAATATAATCCTCTATCTTACGTAGCGCATTGTTGCACGCTTCTCCACTCATCTCGGCCCACCAAGCCCCCTTGCCGTTGCGGTAGTAAAAGTCATTGACATACCCCTCCGGGTCGATGTACTGGTTGTTGTCGGGGCGTGATGCGCCGTTGTATCCGGTGTTTACACGTGCGAGCATTACATTGTCGAACGGCTTGGTGTACCAGTCTTGCGCGTCCCTGCGCAAAAGCTCCAAGCCTTGCGTCTTGCCGCTTTGGTCGTAGGTGTACAATGGCGGCGAGACAAATATGCTTATGCCCACAACGATGTCCTTCCAGTCAGTTGCAAGTGTGTTCAACGCCTCCTTGTCAGTAACACGCCAGTCGAGTACGCACGGGGTGGCGAAGATGTCGCAGTTCTCAAGGTGGTTGCAGTCCTCGTTGTTCTTGGCGTTCTGCGCAATCACTACAGGCATCGTGTCGCTGCATGGAGTCATCAGCACCGGTGCGGAATGGTGCGTGTAAGTGCCGTCGTATAATTGGTAGGCATACCTTGCGAAAAACGGATAGACAAAACGCCCGGCGCGATTGCCCACCTCATTTATGAAACGTGCCACTTTGCTCATGACAACAGGCGACACGCTCTCCTTCTGCTTGTCCGTAAAATCCATTAGTTCCGCCTCTGTCCTGTCCGGGACATAGATATTGAAGCTGCCGTTCCGGTCTCCGCTCTTTTCCGCGTCGTAAAGCTGCCATGAATACCATTTTAGCGCGGCCTGTAAACCGAACTGCATATTAACCTCAGGGATGTCATCCCCAAGATACACATAGCGGCTGTCCCTCCATATCATGTAAAACATTTTCCCGTTGCCGCTTCCGTCTGTAGCCGTAGCGGCAAGCGTATTGCCGATAGGGCATACGCTTTCGACAGTCCATTCTCCGCCGAGCATTGCGCCGTTAATGATTGTAACGTCAGCCTTTCCCCCCTTCTGCACCGTACTTCCGTCCACATATCCCATGCGGTTTCCGTCTGCCACGATGTAGTGCATATAGTCGGGCGTGTGGTGTACGCACATTATTCTCCACTCGTCGCCGTCGCCGTTTGGGAGGGTAAATTCCAATGTGGGCTTATAGCCAGGCTGTATGGAATTTTCCCCCAAGTCCGTTCCCAGCGACACTTCAAGGTCTCCGTCCGGGCATTCGTAGTCGGACGTGTTGGCAGTCATGCCTTGGTATTTTATATCTTTCAGCATATATTGTTTATATAGGGTTGTTAATAATCGGAAGCACGTCATGTCCCTCTACGGACACAATCTCCCCTCCTGTGGGAAGCCGTATCTTATCTCCGTGGAAGCGCATTATGCGCAACACCTCCCTGCACAGTCTGCGCGAATAAGTGCGGAAATGCTTTCCGCAACTGTTAGTGCGGTACACCTGTGCCTCGTGCCTCATGCCTTCCTGTGCGTGGCATTTGCGGCACAGGAAACAATCCCCGGTTCTGTCGTCTATAAATATGTCGATGACATCGCCCACACGCAGGGACAGGAGTTGTGCAACCCTCGATGACAGTTCTATCCGTCCGCTGCGCGAGAACGACACATCTGGTCGTCTTGTACGACCCAAAACACTTTTCAGCATGGCTGTTGTTATTTTAATGTTATTCCGTCCTATCTCTTCTCTTTTTGCAGCTGCTCGTCAACCCACTTGTCAAGAATTTTGACCCACTTGTCAGGCAGTTGCTTTGCTGTAGGATTTTCTTTAATGTAATCAATCGTACTTCCAACTCCATAAATCATATAAAGTTCATGTTTACATGGGATAAATATTAGAAGTAATATCCCCAATACAGATACGACACAAGAACCTTTGAATAGCTTTTTCCAATCATCCCAGTCGTTTTGAACCTTAAGACTTGTAAATGTGCATACAAGTCCTATTATTGTAGCCGCAATTCCTAAACCGTTTAAGTTGCCTAAAACGGTTATCCAATACAGTTCACTCATGTCATTCCTCTTTATTTCAATCGTTCACCCACAGAGAAATTGAAAGCTATTGCCTCCGCCCACAGTTCCAAGAACTGCTTGCCAAAGTATTCAGCCTTTTCTTCTGTTTCAAGGCACAAGCGGAAGCCACTGTTCGCATTCGAGCGCGAGGAACGAATATACGCAGACAGAAAACCGAAACCCGCATACGCACCATAACTCGCATTAGCAGACAGGAGGCAACCCCTTTCTTTATCACTCATACCTTCAATCTCACTTTGTTTGTAAAGTGCAAACCAAGGATACCAGTATATGCGATTTCCATCGGGGTCGGGATATACCTTAACCTCACCACCCCAAAGAGCCTTACAAATCAGCTCCAATTTCATTTGGGCGATTATGTGCTTTGGCACACCAGCCTTTGACAGCGTTTCTTCATCTACACTTTCGCCCAAAGCCTTGCAAGCATCCACATAAGAGCGTATAGACTTGTAATCTTTAAGACTTGGCTTGTTATCGTCTGTCGGCTCTATCTTGCCAAACAGAGCCACAAGCACTTTCTTAATTCTTTCGTCTGCCACTTCAAAGGCAGCTTTAAGGTTGCTTTCGCTCACCTCAATCTTTTTGCTTTCGTTGTTCATCGCTTAATCTTTTAAGTTTCTGAATGTTCTTTTTTGTTATTCTCATTGCGTTGTACACCCTTGTGCTTATGTTTTAGATTTCTTCAGTTCGTCAATCAGAACGTCCGCAAACATAACAGACCATTTACAAACCGCAGCCATGCTTGGGTTGGGGTCTATGCCCTCAACAATAGGTGAGGCAAGTTGTCCGACCATCGCAGCTTTTGCAATCTCATACCGTCTTTGTTCCCAGTCGATTCTAAAATTTTTCTCCATCGAATAGTTCTTGTTTATCGTTATACTTCTCAAGCTGACCTGCAAGGCGCATCGTTTCGGCAGAAACCGCCTCCTTTGTCCAAACCATGGGAATATCCCCTGCGTGGTTGGTATCGAACCCTATTACCCACCAGTTGTCGGGGACTTCGTGGTTCCCAGTCAAGTACTCGCAGCCCTCGAACTGTATTAACCGCTTGGAGACGTACTCGGGTTTTATCCGCGTGTCGCTCATGTACGTCTTATCCTTATACACAGCGGCTTCAGAGAACGTTATCCCGCCGTGTACATCAAGAGAAGGGAGTTTGCTGTCCATATAGTCGTAACGATAGTACTTGTTAGTCGGAGGTATGGCCACATAGCCATTCGTGCATCCCAATTTAGGATAGATGCGTATAAAAGGTATTACTTCCATTTTGTTTTTGTTATTTTTTATTCTTCTTCCTGTTCATTCATGATTTCCTTCAGCCCCTCAGGGTTGTAGAAGTTTTCCACAATGTCCTCCGTCGTACCCTGTCAAAGTATGCCATACCCTCGTCCAATTGTGCCCAGGGACAGTCCGTCCAATGTTTCTGCCAGCAGACGCAGCAAATCCTTTTCGCACATCATTGACCACCTTGTAGGGGTCAACCCCCCTCACGCTTATTTCTATTTTCATTGTCGTTTTCTTCTTTCAAAATAGATTCCACATATTTCCACAATGCGCTCATATTCGCGCCCGCTTATCTCGCTGTTTTTATAAGCTTTGACAATGAGTTCTTCGCCGCTGCCATAAAAGCAACCAACTTTCCATTTGTTGTTACTGCGCGTCCACGTAAAGTAACGACCGCTCGACCACCAATTTTTGAAAACAATATAATCCGCATTCCCTCTGACCTTGGCGTTCCCGCAGACTATGGCGTCCCCGAAGACCCTTGCATCCCCGCAGACCATGACGTTCCCGCTGACCGTGGCGTTCCCGCCAACCCATGCGCCCCCGTCTTGAGATAAATTATTTTCGCTTTCAATCCAGCCGCCTTTTGCGCCGCATTCAACATCGCCGAACGCGGTTACACATTCGATACGGTGCAGCGTAATATTATCGACTACTTTAGTCTCGGAGAGAATTCTGTATTTCATATTTTCCATTTTTATTTTATTCTTTAATTCCAAATGGAGTACCATCGGCAAATGTATAGTCTCTAATAGCATCTGAATAATTAATATTATCATTAACATCTGTTATAAAACTATATTCGATTTCTCCCTTTAGTTTAGTCCATCCAAATGGCTGATGTTTTAGCATTTCATTCCAACATTCCTCCAAATTCTTAAATGGACGGTACTTCGGCTCGGGCTTGATGCGGTAGCGGAAAGCATAAGATACATCGTCAAACATGGTCTCCTTGTCCGACACCCTACCTTCGCTGTTGACATACTGTATTTCTTTTCCGTCTGCAAACGCCTGCATCACAGGCAATAAGTTTTTTATTTCTTCGCGTGTCATATCATTTTCGTATTTTCTAAATATTCCATATCCGTTATCTTGTATTCGTCTGCATCCTTTCCGTATTCCTTGCGGATTTCCTTTTGCAGACGCTTGAAGGCTTCTTCTGCCTTGATGCACTCTATAATATACTGACGGTCATCGTGCTTATATAGAGTGCCATAAAAACTTACTATTACTCTGTACATATGTATGCTTTGTAAATGTCCGTGCTTGGTGCTCATATCAATACCTGAATTTTGTGAAGTGGATAATGGCGAGGGGATGTGTCAGGTCATTGTGCATAAACCATTCTCTCCAATCTGCGTTTGTTAAACCGTCGTTAGCAGCGAGAACATCAAGGGTAATTCTGCGTGAATCCACAAATGGAACAGTGAGAGTGTAATAAGGAGCAAAACTCAACATTTGAATACCTATCCCGTCCGATGCTGTTAGGCTTGCAATTTCCTCTTGCTTGCTTCTATATGGCTTACCCGTCCATTGTCTAATAGATAATCGCGCTTTGCCAACTGATATTTCTTCAAACCGTGCTTTCCACAGGGAATAGTTTGCCCGTATGGTATGGAGCTTAGGCAGTTCTCCATAACAAAATACGCAGTCTGTTTCTTTCTCTTTGCAACCAATGCAATTCTGCCCCAATAAGAATTTGTCATAGAAGTATGTCGAATGACCTGCTTGACTATGAACTTTTGGAAATACTTTGGATAGTATGATAACATACGTTTTCATAAATTGAATAATTTAATTGGCTGATTTTTAGAACTCGTCGAGAATGTCGAATAGTGTCGGCTCTTTCGGGTCGTCGGGTAGGCTGATTCCGCATTTGTGGAGAGCGTCTCTGTACGTTATACCGTTATACCGTTATTTTGATACCCCATTACTGTCTGATACATTTTTCGGTGGAGGCGGAATACGAGGTCGAACCTTGATTCCTTTTCGATATGCGCTCCGAACCCACAGAACATACAGCCCGTGCGGTTACAGCCCCTCTCGTCGTATATCCGACAATATGGAACGTTAAATCGCCGAACGTACGACCAAATATCCTCCTCCGTCCATATTGAAAGTGGGTTACAGGAGAGGTGGTTTGGCTTGAAAGAATTACACCCGCCTCGCTTAATATACGCCTCTTGTCTGATTCGTGATTCCCCTGCCATAATTCCGAGAATCGGGAGTTCCCCTGTTTTCTTTTCATAAATTCGGAATGGACGTTTTTTCAGTATATCGCAGCATCTCTCGGAAATCATAAATGGTTCGTCGACGAGGAATTTCCAACGCTCCGATATTTTTCCGACCTTTCGTCCTTTGGAGAGAGGAGAGCCGTTCAGACGTATGTCGAGAAGTTTCGGCGATTTTGTCGTTTTCGCCTCCCTGATATAACAGGACTGCTCCTTACTGATTAGAGGGAATCCCTGCTCCTCTATGATTCGACGGACGGGGATTCTCGGGGATATGATTGTTACGTTCGGTGTGTCTCTGACAAACCGAATAATTTCGGGATATTCGTTCCCCGTATTATTGAAAACCGCTTTCTGTTCAGGGTCGAGGAATCGACGACAAAGATTGAGTAAAACCGTGCTGTCTTTTCCTCCAGAGAAAGAGACATAGAGCGGACGTCCTGTTCTCGCTTTGAACTGTTCGACCGCTCCGACGGCGTGGTCGATTTTCTGTTCGAGTGTCCACCCCTGTCTCTCTCTTAATGTTGTTAAATCCATATCGCTGTTATAAGGTTGTTATTACGTTGTTTAGTTGGGTTTATATATGTTGTATCAGAAAGGGCAATCGTCATTCGACTGTTCCATGATGTTCTCCCAATCAAATTGAGCAGCCTCCATTGCATCTTTCTCTTTCTGTTTTCTATCTTCTATTATATGGTTTGTATTGTCCCATTTAGGTTCAACCCCCTGCGTGTATGGAACATATCTACCATTGTTGAGGTTATATTTGAACAGGGCAGTGCCAACCTCTCCGAGGTGTCTGAATTTCACTTTCTGTACGTGTACTTCCACCGTGTTCTCAACCCTGTTTCTATGAACGACTATACCAAAGTCTGTTTTGTTGTAAAAGTGTGCAGAACCACTAATATCGTATAGTGTTGGTGCTTCTATCACACCGTCTTTGTTTTTCGTCTGCTTGGTCGGGTGTGCCATGAGGATAACAAGCACATCGTTCTGTTGGGCGAAATTTGTCAGCCTGTCAAGTTGCTTGGATATATACTTTGTCTCGCTCATGCCATCACTTTCATCTTCAAGTCTATTGTATGGGTCAATGACAAGAGCCTTGATGCCTTTCCGTCTGACAAGGAATTTTGCCCTTTCAAGGATCGTGTCAAGTCTATAATCGTCTTTGGGGCTGATGAAGAAGAAATTGGTTTCAAGGTGTTGCTTGACCTGTTTGTATTCACCGAATGTTAGGTGTTCACGGTCAAACTTCTTTCCTGTAAACTTCTCTATCAGCTTTGATGCGTGATAGGCAAGCGGAGCGTTTTCGGGGGAGAAATAAGCAAACCTCCACCCATACCGCATATTCAGTCGCTCTGCTATCTCGTCTATAAATTCAGACTTACCCGAGCCAGGTATTCCTGTTACCGTGCATAAGCGTTTCGTTTCAAACGAACATAGACGGTCAAAGCATTCATGACCTATCGTAACCCCTTTCTGCATACCGTGTTCAAACAATGCGTCAAGGCTCTCCTCAAAGTCGCTGACCGTGAACACGCCCTCCAATTTGATTTCGGGTGCTGAAGCAATGACCTGTTTAAGGCTATCCCGACCGAATTTTTGAAGATGTTCATTAGCATCTTTGCAACCCTCTCCATATTCAAGCACACGGCAACGCTCCGCACCAAACCGCCTAAGCAACTCGTCCCTCAATTCAACACCCTTGGTGTCTGTGTCTGATGCGATATAAATCGTTTCCTTATCGTCAAAATAATCTTCGATAAAATCGTCAAGGTAATCAAGGTTAGCATTCGCCCCATTCGGCACACTCACGACATTATGAAAGCCAATCTCATAAAAGGACAGAGCGTCCATTTCGCCCTCTGTGATGATGCACTCTTTCTGTCCCTTGATTGTTATTTGTCTTTTAGTTCCGTTGCAAAATCGTAAAAATGCACCGTGTTTCCGCTCTTTTTCCAGCCATTCTCCACGGTGTTGTGCCTGTTTGCCCACAGGCGCGGGGTGCAGAGCATCTTCCACGACAGCTGCTTCCACCACGGCCTGTCCGAATGGAACGGCACGAAGCTGTGGTCTGCAAGCTGCATATTCTTGTAAGCGTAATCAAATCTCCTTGACCTTATGGAACGCCACCCGCGTTTTATTATCGCGCTTATGCAGTGAGGGTGGAACTTCCACCATTTCCACCATATATCCGCGCCGAAGCCGAACCAGCTCTTGAACCGCTCCTCGTCATATTCAGACCCTCTTTCCATCACAATGCGGTACAGGCATCCGTGCGTCTCCAACAGTGTAAGGGTTGGCTCAAGCCCGACGGACAGTGGGTCGCCCTTTTTCCACGCGAACTGCACAAGCCCGTGCGCGAACTGCCAGCAGCCCAGCTTTTTGTCCCATACCACGCGGAGGTCGAAGAACTCCACGCCTGCGTCTATCTGTTCCTTTATCGTCTTGTTCTGACACCGCCAAAACGGTGTAAACAACCTCATAAGGATATTCTTAGGAGGCAAGTAAGTCATTGAATTGTGTGAACCTATCATCTTTGTTCTCTGTTAATAAGTGTATTGATTGCACGGAATATCTCATACGCGACCTGCGGCACCCATGTGTTGCCGTAAGCCTTTATACTTTCCATTCTCCACCTTGAAAAGGTGATGCCGCTGAAAAGCGAGGCGTGAGTGAGATGTTTCATTGTAAATTTCTAAAAGAGTTTTCGTTGCCGAAATTTATTATATGCATCATTTCGCGGAAACGGTCGGCGAAGGCTTCGCCGTAACGCCCCTTTATCTCTGATGCCGCGAGGTTGGATGTGGCTATTGTGCAAAGCTGGTTGTCATAGCGGCGGGACACAATGTCGGGTATTGCCGTTATGACATTGCCGTAATCAAGAGTCTCGAGCGGTTCAGCCCCGAGGTCATCGATTGCCAGCACCTCACTGTCGCGCAATTTTTTGTATATGGCGCAGGCGCGGTCGGCGGATATTGACTGTGTATTATTGTAAGCCTTTGCAAGAACAGAAATCTCTTTTGCGTTAATCATTCGGAAGCCCGGTCGCGGGAACAGGTCGGGAATGTCATCCCGCCACGGCTCGTTGCTTTTGAGCCACTGCACAAGCGATTGCAAGGCACGTGCAAGCGTTGATTTGCCGTTGCCCTTGCTCCCGCACATATACAGTCCGAAAGTGGGCGTGTCGGACGTGAACCATTTTGCCACGTCGTCTATATGCCGCAGATATTCAGATGTGGCGCGAAACTCCCTGTTCCTGTTCTCCACCTCCACCCGGCATGATGCATGGAGCATTTGGCGCACCTGCTCGTAAGAGTAGTGCGGACAAAGCTTAAAACGAGTTGCCGTAGTCTTTCTCGCTTTCAGAGCGGAATAGATTTCCTTTTCGCTTATTCTCTTGTTTAGGTATATCATTGCCTTTAATTTTGCGCAGCCACGAATTGAAGTGTTTTTTAGCGTCCTGCAACGTGTCGTGGCAATCAACTCCGTTTGCAAGGCACTGTGAGGCGAAACAGTCGAGCGATGCAGACAAAGCCTCCTCATCCATGAGATGTACGGTCTGCAAGTGCTTAATCCACACTGTGTCCTTTTTGAGGGCACAGCATTCCTGCGCCACCGTGAGGCGGCGGGGGTGTCTTGCCCTCCTTGCCGCTGTTGCTGTTGAGCTTGCATACTGCTTTTGTATGTCTTTAGATGTCAGCACCCCCCGCCTGAACAGGTGGTAATCGAACAGTCCGAGCCTGGCGCAGGTCTTGGCACATTCTGTAACGTAAGCTTCATCGAAGCCGAGCGTAACAGCAGCGTGTGCAATCAGTTTTCCGTCCAATGCCATACTGTAACCGTTCCTGAAGATTTCGCACAGCAGGAGCAGGTACACGCTTGCGCCCCTGCCCCCCATGCATTTTATCAGTTTGCGGAACTTAGCATCCCCGAACAGGTCTGTCGGAACGGTAAAGCAGTCAAGCCCCTTTTTCTCACCCCTACCCATATCCGAGATATTCGTTCACCGTCCGCATGAAGTCCTCCAGCGAGCGGCAAACTGTATATTGGTATTCGCCGCCGGAGGTTACACAATCCTGCCATTCCCGCTGCCTTGCACTCTGTCTTGACCCGCTGTCGCCGGTCTTCATTTCTATGAGAAGCGCATGGCTGTGGCGGTTGGGCTTGAGCAGTATGAGGTCAGCCACCCCTGCCACGACCCCTTCCGCCTTGAGCCTTGCCGCCTCGCTCTTGGAGCGCGACCCTCCGTTCGGCACGGCGAACAGCCTACCCCGGAGCTGCGGGTGCTGCAGGTTGAACCACCGCACGCAGGAGCATTGCAGACGGTGTTCCAAGTCCCTCCTTGTCCTGCGGGTGTTCAGAATTTCCGCCACAGCGTTCACGTTGTCCATCTTTGTTATGTGATTTGTCTAATTTGTTCCTTATCTTGTCCGAAATCATCCTTATGCACCACGCCCTGCATTTGTCTCGCTGTGCCGGCGAGGCATCGTAGCGTTCAGCCACCGCGCCAAGGTACATAAGCAGTCTTTCAGCATCCCTGTTGCTGATTTCAATGCTCATAGTCTGGTGAGTTTTGGGCGAAGCAGACAGCTGCCGCCCTCATTGCCTTTATCTGTTTTATAGCGTCCTGCATTGTGCTTGCCGGTGTCATTATCGCCACCGCCGTGCCGTTGCAAAGCAGGAATATCTTGCCGTCCCTCTCGCGGACGGAGAAGCGGGCGTTTATCTCCTCAACCCTCCTAATCTCCTTTGTGCGCCGCACGCTTTCAGCCTGACGGCGCAGCCATCCTGTTATCCTGTTCATGATTGCTGTTGTTTTTGGAATGATTTTATTAGTTGTTCAATTATCGTCAACATATTTCCAAACATAACCGCATGATAGGCTATATCTGCCATTGCAGCAGCGCGAAATATTCTCTCCTCGCACCCCCATTTGGCGTGCTGCTTCATTTATGGATTTGTAAATCTCAATGGTGTCGCCGTATCGGTCAAGCCGTGCAACAGGTCTTGCAAGGTGATGCTTTCCGTTGAGGCGTTCTTTTATACGTTGGCAATGCCGACCATAGTTGCAGTTCTGTTTGCCTGTACACCATTCAAGGTTATCCGCCGAATTGTTTTGCGGGTTCTCGTCCTTGTGGTTGACTTGCGGTAAGTTGTCGTGGTTCTGGATGAAGGCGAGTGCAACGAGACGGTGAACCGAGAAGTGCTTTTGCTGTCCGTGCTTGCTAAGCGACACACGGACATATCCATCATGTGTAAGTTCCGCTTTCAGCATTTCCACGATGCTGTTTTTTCCATTTTATGCTGTCATTCTTCTTGTTGTCCGTTGTTCTCCGCGAAATCGTCGTCAAAGTCATCCGTTTCCTTTTCCGGGGCTTTGCGCCAGTCCTCGAACACGGCATTGTCGTATTGCGAGGAAGCCTCCAGTGCCTTGACAACGGAGTCCGATATTCCAGTCTTGGGCAGGAACTTGAAGCCCCATGACAGGATAGTCTTTCTCGCCATTTCCACGAAATCCGTACTCCACGGTGAGGACTTCTTCGCCTTGACGCTTTCCGAGCGTCCCATTATCTCCTTAATCCTTGCAAGCGGCATCGCGTCGTAAACTTCGCCGCCGTTTGCAAGCTCCGCGTAAAAATACCCGCCGCGCAGCTCCCCGCGCTCCCCGAACGGGTCGGGGACATGGCGCAGGTGCGCCCCGCTGCCCTTTGACATTTCAAAAATGTCGTTGGAATATACAAGGTCGGCATACATCCTCTTTACCACGCCTGTCCTCATGATTATGTCCAGCTTGCCCATATAGGAACTCTGGAACTTAATCACGCCCTTGTATGGCACAAGGTATGCGAGGCGCAGTTCGGGGTTGAGCGTCAGCCCTGTAAGCGCGACATTCTTTATTGCCTCGATGAGGTGTTGCGGGTTCTTTTTCGCGCATACGATAAGGAACGGGTTGTTCAGCATCGCCTGTGCCGCGAAGTTCACCTCCCGCGAGAACTGCTCTTCCGTCCCCCCCGCCGCGATGAACGCCTTTTTGGGAAGCGAGAAGCATTTTTCCAGTCCGCGCAACTGCGCGGGCATTGATGACGGTGCGGCTTGCACCTGCACTTGCACATTCTCCTCCTGTGCAGCCTGTTGTTCCTGCGCCTGTACGGCGGTGGTGGTTTCCTTTTTTGTCTCTTCCATTTTTTTGTGTTTGTTTTTATAAATTTTACTTGTTATAAAAATTAATGTCCCTGTATTGGGTGTAAACAGGCGGGACAGGACGCATAATGCGCCTTTCCCCGCGTCCCTGCGGTTCGGCGAAAACTTCCGCGCCCAGCCATTCGTCCGAAAGGGTGCAGTGTTCGTGCTGCTGGCGCAGCTTGTCGAATAACTGCGCTCCGTACCCCATTGCCACCGTGCCGCCGTCGAGGGCATACGCCCAGTTCTCCGCAGACACGACCACGGCATCGTAAGGCGGCTCTTTTGACTGGAACACCCAATAGAAGTCCTTCCATTGCCCTGTACGCTCGTGCGTGAAGAACTGGTAGAACGCGGCTGATATGGCATAGCCGTAGGTGTCGATAATCCTGTTCACCGTGTCCTCGCGGAGTTCCGTTGCGGAGACTGTCTTCCAGTCTATGATTTTGCGCCTTGTCTCCAAGTCGGGTCTCCATTTGTATTTCGCACCGTTGTATTCGCAGAAGTGCGAGGTTTCCGCCTCTCCCCATTGCAGGAGCTGGCGCACCATCCGCCCTGTGGAAGTACCCTCATCCGTGAGGGCGGCGACCATTTCGCGCACTTTCGCGGCACTCTCCGCGTCCGCGACCGTCTTTTCCTCATTTTCTGCAAGGAACTGCACGTGCGCCTCGGCATAAGCCTTTGTCGCCGTGCCGTAAGGCTGCCCAGTCTTGGGGTTTTCGGGGGGCGTGAACACCGCCAGCCCCTCACGCCACAAATCCGCCGCCTCATCCGCATTCATATCCTTGCATGATGCAAGAAACTGCATGGCGGAATGGTACAGGCTTCCGAACTCCATTGCGGGCGTGCTTTCTTCCGCCGGGTGCAGCATCGCGAGCCGTGCCGCCTTCGGGGACGACAGGTAAGCCTTGATTTGCGAGGAGCTTAGATAATCCCTGTATTTTTCGGAAAAATGATACTCCGAATTGGGAAGCCCCTTAATGCTTGTTGTCTCTGTCATTGTTTAATCGTTGTTTAATCGTTATTTCCCTCTACTTATCTTTAACCCATGCCTCATTGCGCCCGACCTCCTCATCCTCCGAGTTGTCATCGTGGCGCAGCAGCGTGTCAGTCGCGAACTGCGCCATAATCTGTGCGAGGTGCAGCGTCTCGGCGGGTATCTCGTCCACAACCTGCCACGGCATCCTGTGCTTTTTCAGCCACTCCATTGCCGCGTCCGTGAGGACATTAATCTTCTTCGCCCTGTCCTTATTTTTCTCTTCTACTGTCATTCTTGCCATAGTCGTCCCTGTATAGTTTCGCGTGCTTGCAGCCCTCCGCATGGGTGGGCATCGCTTGCCAACCGGCGGTGTCATGCACCAGTATTGTTTTGCATTACACTTTGTGTTAGTTAATTAATGTTCGTAATCTGGTGAGTTCTGGGCGAAGCAGACCGCAGCCGCCCTCATTGTCTTAATCTGTTTTATCGCATCCTGCATCGTGCTTGCCGGGGTCATTATAGCCACCGCCGTGCCGTTGCACAGCAGGAATATCTTGCCGTCCCTCTCGCGCACGGAGAAGCGGGCGTTTATCTCCTCAACCCTCCGTATTTCCTTTGTGCGCCGCACGCTTTCAGCCTGTCGGCGCAGCCATTCCTTTATCCTGTTCATTATTCACCTGTTTGTTAATGCAGATTTTCCTTTGTCGTGTATGAGGGGCAAGACTTCGCCCCATCCCGGATTTCCTTCCGCCACAGGGGGCAGAACCATCCGTTTATAGTCTCGTACAGGCGGGCGCATGATGCACACCGCGTGTCCTGCAGCGTCCGCCTACCCATCCTTGCGCAGGAGTATGTAATAGACGTATGACTTTATGCGCTCCTTGTCGAACCTCACGGTCTCCTCCTTGAGGAAGAACCACACCATTTCCCAGCCGTATTTGTCGGCGTATTCGTTGGCATCCTGCAAGGACAGGAAGCGCCTTATCTCCGTCCTCGGCACGGCGTGCCTCCGCCCTCCTGTGCCGAAAATCCTTTGAAGAAGTCCCATGTGTCAGAATATTTTTACGCGCCACAGCGCATTGTTGTAATCAGTGTGCGCCCTCACGACGGCGTGCAGCCCCTTGCAGCGGCAGAAGTCCGTAATGGCGTACAGGGAGTAGCCCAGCAATGGGGCATCCTCATGTCCGGGAAGCGGCTCTACGAATATGGCGTTGCCTCCCGGCGGTGCATATACGGTTGTTCCGTTGGAGGTGGCGAAGCCTTGCAGCAGCCCGCGCAGTTCGGAGGCTAACGCCTCCCAGTCCCTTTTCTCTTTTTCCATAACCAGAAATTTTGCTTGTTAAACTTTGCGCCGCAGCGGGGGGTCGAACCCCGGCACAAAATGGTGTTTCGGCTGTGCGAGCCTCTTTCCTGCGGCATGGCTTGCGGGTGTCTCACGACTGCCGCAAGCAAAATCAATATAATATGAGTAAAGTAAAGTCTGTGGGGGCGGGGAAGTGCCGGGCTTCCCTTTTGTCCTATCCGCACCGTAATGGTGTCCGTTCCTTGCTATCGTCCTCTTGCCGCAAGGCAGCCGCCCCTGTCAACCAACCCCCGACGCTTCGGGGTGAATAAAAAGAGAATAAATAATTAAATAACTTGTAATGACCTAAATGTAGGGAGGCAGGGACTTGAACCCTACGATAACGCACGTGTATCAATCTCCTTCACGTGTATCAATAGCCTTTCTCCCCGTAATCCCCGCGAACCTCACGGCGGGCGGGGTGAAAAAAAATAGATAGAGATAATATGAAATTATGAAATAAAACAAAATAATTATCAACCTGCGCAGCCGCCGCTGCATCTTCTTTGTGGAGGGGCGCGGGGTCGAACCGCGCATTGCAGGAAATTGCCTGCACCTCTGACGGTGCATGACACCGTTCCCCTCCGTGTCCCGCCTGTGCATCGCTGCATGGGACGGGTGGTGTGATTTTCAGCCAATCACATTGTCAAATCGGAACATACTATTTGAAGACAATTCTATCGGACGGCGGGCGGGGGTCGAACCCGCCCACGCACCCACGCATTGCGGGCGGGGAAGCCGTTTCCCCTGTGGCGTTCCGCCGTCTATGAGACGTCATCGCACCTTATACGCCGCGACGCCGGAGCTTCCTTCACCAAGCCGGCATGTGCTGCCGCCACTGCGGCGGGGGATGTCCTCACAAACCCCTCCCCGGGTTTCCGTGTCCGAACCCGGCGGGAGGGACGCGCCCCACGTCAAATCTGCCATTACCAAGGCGGTGAATTCGCTGTCGCCTAACGATTTCAGTGCGTCATATTTTTCTTTTTTTGCCCGAGCTGTCGCGGCGTGGCCTTTGCTTCGGCCCGTGACAGCCGCTGCGCCCGGAAGGTCCGGTAAAGGGTGCGGACGGAGATTTCATCTTCTCGTTGCCTTGGCCTCCCGCCGTGTATTGCTTGAGGTTCGCGCCGCCCTCCGCCTGTCGACGTGCGGGGTGCATGGCGTGCGCCTTGCGGGTTCAGCCCCCTCCTTCGGGGTCGCTTTTGCAGCTCGTTCGTGGGACGGGCGGTATCGGACCGCCCTCTCCGCCCCCGGGGCTTTCACCTCCAGGGACGGCGTGTTCCTTACACCATCGTCCCTTGTTTCAGGAATTTCTCTATCCCCGACAGGAGATAGACGTATGCCCTGCCCCTTTTGACGCGCGGCAGGAACGCGTAAGACCTGCGGAGCGTTGCGGGCTTCACGCCGAGCCTCCTCGCCGCCTCCGTGGCGGGTATGGTCTCCGCGTCCCTCGCCCCAGCCATCGTCTCGGCAAGCCGCTCCACGGTGCGCGTCAGCGCGTCAATCTTGCGCGACAGGCGTTCAATCTCTGTCATGGCAGCAGTGTCTCTATTGTCAGACAGACAAGGTACAGCGCGACCAGAAGCGCGTGTACGGACAGGATGTCGCGGTTTGTTATGTTCTCGCGCAGGAGCTTTGAGTAGAGCCTGTTGCGCCGGGAAAGTATTTCGTCTATCTTTTTCATGTCTTTTGTTCTTTAAGCCGGTCGGGGCGGAAAAAGGGAGTCAAACCAAAATGCAGCCGCCCCTTCCGGCGTTTTTAGCTATCTTTGCGTTGTCAAACCAAAATCAGTTTATTATGATACCTTCTTGTGTTGTCCGCTCCATTGAGCGGAAGTGCCGTGAGCTTCAGTGTCCCGAATGCGGCGGACACCATGACGTTTCCATTGAATGCTCCGGGGATGTGGTATGCCCTCATTTCAACGGTGCCTGCGACGGCTTCAGGCGAAAGGCGAACAGCCTGATTGCGGATGAGATAAGGCGTTTCCTTAACGACCCGCTGCCGCATCTCAGGTAGGCGAGGACGCATTTCGCCGTGTCGCGTACGCGGAGCGGCGAAACGCCCTCCGCCGAGACGGCGAAGCCGGTCCAGCTGTCGAAGTCAGCCACTATCACCCTGCGTCCCATCATCTTTCGCGGTAAACCTCTATCACTTTGCGTATCTTGCTGTAGTGCGTGTAGTACTTGCGGTCGTACCTCAAGCCGCACGTGGACGCGATGCCGCGCACGCTCGCCACCAGCTCAACGGGGAAATCAATTGTCTGCCCCACATGCATCGCCAGCAGGGTTTCGCCTATTGTCTTTCTTTTCGGGTCTGTTTTCTTTGCCATGTCTGAATTATTTTTTAACTTTCGATGCAAAGGTAGTGTTTGTTGAACAAACATGCAAGTTTTTTGTGCAATATTTTGCAAAGATTTTTTAGTTTAATGAACATTGTATTTATAAATGTATGAATTTTAGCTTGTTAAATCTGCTCGTTGAAAAAAGTAAAATGGGCAAAGCGCGGATTGCCGAAAAGGCGAAAATATCGAGAACGACACTTGACAATGCGCTAAATGGTGCTGACATTAAGATTTCTACAATAGAAAGCCTGTCTTGTGTTCTGGGGGTAAGCCCAAGCGTGTTTTTTGCCGACACCCCCTCCCGCCCCTCGGTCAATGCCCCGGGTATGTCTGGCGGCATAGTGTCGGTTGCGGACGGCGGGGGCATATCCGCCGTGAACAGCACGGTGAACGCGGAGGAGAGCGGTCCGGCCGTAACCGAAGTCCCGATAGTGCCGGAGGGCGTGTCGGAACAGCCCGACACTGACGTTTACGAGCTTGTTAAGGGCAACGGCATCGCGGGCGCGGAGCGGCTGAACGTCATCGGGCGGCACGTCAGGCTGGACATATACTGGCGCGTGCGCGAGGACGCGATGATGCCGAAGTTCATGCGCGGCGACATACTCGCGCTGGCGCACCTGTCGGAGGGGGCTGTGTTCCCGAACGGCTCGCCGATGGTGGTTGACACGCGGCCGTTCGGCTTCGTTTTCCGCCGCGTATACGATATTGGGGACGCGCTGGACTGCCGCGTGGCGAACAAGGAAAGCGGCTACACCGACACCGTGATGCCGAAGTCGCAGGTGATATGCCTCTACCGCGTGGTGGGGCTTCTGAGGATAGGGAACTAATCAAAACAAACATACAGTCATGAAAAAATTAGCGCAAGTGCTTTCGGCACTCATTTACACACCGCTTTACGCAGGCGTGGTTTATTTGGCAATAGTTTTGCTTATCAGCTTGCTGTCAACATTGTCGTTTTGGAAGATGGTGATAGCATACATAGTCTTTTGTGGCTTAATTCATGGGATTATTGCCCTTGTGCAGTCTTTTGGGCTTATACCTTTAGGGTGGATAGTGAAGGAAAACAAAGCGGCATTGTGTGCAGCGTCCGTCCTATGCGCCATTTTGCCGGCGTTGAACATCTTTTCACTGTGGCAAAGCCTTTTAAGGCAAGCTGCTACGGCTGGAACAGCGGTTGCTGTTGTGATTATCGTGGTTGCAGTTGTAATCACGATAAACCTTGTGCTGTTTGCATATTCTTCAATAACAACTCTTAGGAGCTTATATAGGGAAGACTAATCAAATATATGGAGACGAAAAAGATGATTTTGTCCGTGCAGCTTGCATTCCTTGCATGCATGGTGTCGTGTGCGGGTCCGGCGAGACGTGCGCCGCTGCCGCAATCCCCGGAGGCGAAAGTGTGGGTATGCACCGGGGGCAGCTCGAAACGCTACCACGCCCACAGCGACTGCAAGGGGCTGCGGAACTGCGGCGGGGAGCTGCTGGAGGTAACCTTGCGGAAAGCGCAGCAAAACGGACGCACGCCGTGCAGGATATGTTTCAGGAAAAGTTCGGTGCGATGAAGTGGAAGCAATGCGTTATGGTGATTGCGGGCGCGGTTGCGCTGGCATCATGCACGGGAAAAAACGGCAAATACCTGTATGTGGACGGCCGTTACGACGTTATGCACACACGTAAAACATGCAGCGAGCTGAAAGGTTTCGTCGTAAAGGGTCGCCATATACCGGCAAATGTGTTGTATGCCGACCTGTCATACTTTTACCCGGCTGGCAACATCACGTATTGCAAAGAGTGCTTTGATGATGCGCAATATGAGCATGCCGAGGCGATATTCGAGAGAAACAGACCCATATACGAAAAGGTGAAGGGTCTTTACGAAGCCATGGAGGAGGATGGAATTGTCTATGAAGGTTTTTTCGACACTTACGGCTATCGCTTTTTCCTGTCGGGGGAGGAGGGTTACAAAATCCGTAAAGAGGTTTATGGCAAATTAAAGGCGGTCGATGCGATAAGCAGCCCAACCTACGAGGAGTTTTTGAGGAGGTTGGGGTTCCCCAAAAGCCCCGCCGAACTGGCGGCGGAAGCAAAAAGGAAGGCTGAACAGGAGGCTTTGAGGCTTGAGCGAGAGGCAGAAAAGGAAGCCTTGAGGCTTGAACAAGAGGCGAAGAAGCGCGAAGAACGTGAAGAATTGGATAAATGTCTGACTGAAGCCAGGAAAGCCAGAGAAAAAATGGAAAAAGCGGAGAGACACGGAAATTGAAACTCCGGCAAGCGTGCGTGATTTTGCGCACTCCGTGTTACCATTTTGGAAGATGCTGTAATTAAACGTTTGATATATAATGAGATTTGAAAAAGGTTTGAGTCCCGCCGAGGTCAC